TCATGCGTATGCGCTTGACCAGTGCGCGGAGCGCTTTGCGTAGATCAAAATCCCGCAACGGTGGTGAGCCAACCTCGGCCCGGATCAATAGGTGATGGTGTATCAGGGTGGGCTGCATCGCTAGCGTGACTTCCAACCGCGAAATCCTGCGGCACGCTTGCCAGTGCGTGAGCGGGATCTGGAGGTTGATCGGACCCGGGGGCTGGTTGATCGCTTGCGCGGTCCTGACCATTGGGTGGTGAATGTGTTGGGTATGGTGGTGCCAGATGCTGTCATCCTTTATTTATTTTTTTTTTATTTTTTCTTGGGTTGGAGGGAGACCGGTTTTGAAAATGGTGGCCGTGGCTCATCACGCTTACCCATAGTTTACCAACCGCAGGTTTTTTTGGCCCCACCCTGTAATACCACCGTGAGCCACCGTGAATCACCATTGGGCCAGACGGGGGGTACCATTTACCAACGGTGCTGCCACGGCTTCAACCACCAACTGAACCATACCAACCACCCAGGATGGTGACAATGGTGCCTATGGTAGCCCTATGTTGGCCCAGACTGCCGCACGGTGATCGCAAGCATTATGCCAGAGGTCGTAACATTACCAGTACTATCTCGGGCTGTGATCAGGGGTGATCAGGTCAGGTTGAACCAAGCGGACCAACCAGATCTCGGGTGATCAGAGGGGATGGTAATGGGCTTTAAGCGGGGCAGGCTCATTCAACCAACGGGGCTGCTGTAAGCCCATAACAAACCAGCCGTATGAGCCGTATGGTAATCTAAATGCAAAATCAGGTTGACACAGCAATCTATCTGTAATATAATAAATACAAACGCAAGGAGCAAAAATGACTACAAAAAAATACGACGAAGATCAATTATACGCACTATGTGATCATTTAAACGCGGCCAACCTTATAGCAAACGCACAGGGATTGGACACTCAACTACAAGATCAATTGAGCGATATACAAGATCACATAGCCGATTTGGCACTTCAGCACGGCACAGAAATCGACCAACAACGCAGGGGGCAACAATGACAAAATACCATATTGAAGTGAGGGGCATTAAAACATTTAAAACACACGTAGAGGTAGATGCTATGGACTACGATGAGATATGTGCCGCGGGTGACAGGGATGACTACGCGACCGTACGCACGATCTTAACCAGGGGCTACGACTATGATTTAAGCGATGATGCTGTTAAATTAAAACGCATAGAGGTAGATCTATACGATGAAGATGACAACCTTATAGCGAAAGACATAGAGGTGTAATGACCGCAAAAACCATACGACGCACCGTGATTGACTTTGTTAAGAAAGTCTATGTGTATGAATACACGCTGACCCCGGCACAGCAAGAGCGATTGGCCGAACTAAAAAATGTATACGAGGGTGATATTGACAGCGATTGGTTGGACGAGTTAAACATCGATACAAATGACGAAGATCACATCACAGAGCAATACAGCGACTACACCGATGACGGTGAAGAATACTATGAAGAGGTCGATGATCAGCCCGTCAGCACAGGGGCACAGCGATGAATAGCACAGCAACTCACAGGGTGTTTGACGCACTCGCGGGGCTTTACCCCGTCACTTTTGCTAATGTGATAGAGGCAGACCCCCAGGGGTTATTGGACATATTTGAGGGGGCTGACAACACCCGCGATGCCTACTTTGATTGTTTGACACGAATGGACCCGTTTGCTTACAAGCCCTACGCGGCAGGAATGTTATGGGCTGATCATTTGACGGGCTATTTTGATGGTCACGACAGCGATTGTGACATCATCGCACCCGGTAACAGCGGAACATCGTATGGTTGTGTGTGCCGCGAGAGGCACTACAACAGCAACCGCATTTGGGGCACAGAGTTGTATGAAGCCATCGAGCAACGCATTGACGAATTAAATGGTTGACTCTATTTCAAGCATATTTTATAATACAATGATAAATACAAACGCAAGGAGCAAACAATGGAAAAAAAAACGAACCGATTCAGCAACTACCCAGCGGGCTATGCTGAAGCACAACTACGACGACTACGCAATTTGAGGCTGAAGCAACAGCAGGTCTATGACATTGATGATATGGAATTTGACCGCAGAATTGAAGCGGTTGAACACGACGTACAACAGCAGCAGCAACGCATTGAAGCGTTGGAACACGACATACAACAGCAGCAGCAACGATTACGCAATTTTAGGCTGAAACTACAGCAGCCAGACACCAGATTGGCCGCTTTGGAACGATTCAACGACTACGTTGAGAGGCAGCGGGTTGGGGGTTTAAAATGAAGCACAGACCCCGATTTGAAGTCACAGAGAGACGCACACGCATTGGCCTGTATCTAAATCAGCAACTACGCGATTTGGAAGCACACTCGCAGTCACAGCACAGAGACCGTGCCGCAGCATTGGTCATGGCCATACATCAGTGTTTGGAACAGGAACTATTGGATACACCCGTGTCGCAGTTGGTGATCGAGTCAGTGCCGGAGCCGGAAACAGCACAGGAAATCGCAGCGGAACCAGCAGCGGAACCAGCAGCGGAACCAGCAGCGGCCCAGCCCGCACAGACTGATTATGCCGCTTTGATCGAAGCAGCGGAAGGCAAGCAGCCATGAAATGGGAACAGAAATACAGGCCGCGAAGCCTACAGGATTATGTTTGGCCCAGCACGGCAGTGAGGGACAGCATACAGACCATGGTAGCATCGGGTGACCTTAACAACCTTATGCTGTATGGCACGGCAGGCACAGGCAAAACCAGCCTTATCGAAGTCATATGTCAAGCGCTTCGTGTCAACGAAATCAACTATCTTAAGATCAACGGCAGCAAACACACAGGCAAAAATGATGTCATGGAAGTGATAGATGGCTTCCTAAACTCATACTTTGGTTGGGCTGATGGCTATGACAAAGCAGTGATATTCATAGACGAGGCAGATCGATTGAGCCCAGCATCACAGGATGCTTTGAAGTCGCTGATCGAGGATCGTGCTAACACGGCACGCTTCGTATTCACCTGTAACGACTTTGGAAAGATAGAGCCAGCATTGGCATCGCGGCTGCTGTGTATCGAGATAGCAAACCATCACCCCCGACTGATAGAGGCACGGGCCATAGATATATTGACCCGCGAGCGTGTGAAATGGGATGAAAAGGTGCTGAAACAAAACCTACAGGGTGTGAATGATTTGAGGCAGATGAGCATAAAACTGCAAAATCGCGTGAGATCGGGGGTGTTGTTATGAGCGAGTTTAGTCGTGAACGCAGCCGTGCCATCATGGGTGATCGCAAAACAAAACCAGCACCCATCTACACGGTGCCATATGTGAGATGGGTGTTGGATGATGAAAGCATACCTGCCAGCAAATGCCAAGTGCTGTACTCATGGTCGCACCCCCCCAACGCAAGCGTGCTGAAACGGCTCAATAAAAAGGATCGCGAGCGTGTGATACGGCTCGTGGATTATGAAGAAATGGGGGAAACCCGCGAGAGATACAGCATACTGACCATGTACCAAGTGACCAAGTGACCAAATGAACCAAGCATTTACCAAAAGCCCGTAATCTATTTTTATATTTCTTGTCACAGTCTTGGTCACAGTCTGGTTAGAAAAAACCAAACACACCAAAAATACCAAACACACCTTAAATACCATGTGATCACAGTGAGCAGCACGCACCCGGGAGAGACAGTATACCTGATGGATTTTGACCCTTGTGCGCGGCATAAAGACCTTTATTTGGGTCATGCTTTTGTTTTGCTGGACTGGGTAGCTGAAGATGATAGATTTGACACCACACCCTGGGGCAGGACGCTGTGGTGCAGCTGCCGCAGCGTTGACACGGGTCGTGAATATCTATTGGAGCCGCACCAACTAGCCGGTGCTCTTGAGGCCTATCTGCTGGGATTTCCTGTGGGCAGCTAGCACCTGCTGCTGTTTCTTTTGGTAAAATTCTTGTGCTGATCGGCTGTGGCCAAACATGTATTCCAGTGCCCGGTAATGGTAATCTCTTTCTAACTTATTTGTCTTCATCAAATGCTTTCTGCAGTATCCTGCGCAGGCTGTGGTAGTCATATCCGTCGTTTTGCAATTTCAACACCATGAGCTTGTACAGGCTCAATCGCACGTTGACGGGATCCAGGCCCTGCATCTGCATGCTGTCAGTGAGGCTGCAGGCATACTGCCATGCACGCTCCATCTCCAGGTGCGTCTTTACGAAATGATCCAGTTGCTTCGCGTGCTTGTAGTCCGATAGCTTGACTATCTTTTTATCTTTTGGTGATGTCATAAAACATGTTGTCCGTGTCGTCGGTGCGCAGGTCCTTGTCCTCCACGCTCCATTCTGTTGTTGTTACCTTGTAGTCGGGCACAGTGGGCTCACCAGTGAAGTTGGCCACGCTCCACAAGATCCTGTTGTTGGGCTGCAATGCGTAGTTGCCGTTGTCTAGGCAGAGCCAGTGCGCACATTTGTGCTCCTCTGGTATTTCCGAGTGCTCGCAATCCAGCACGTTGGGTTCCGGATGTGCCCAATCAAATGTCATTAGATATTCTCCTTTTAGCCATTCACCACCTGCTGTTTTATATATGCATCGGTTGCCCAGCAGCCAATCAAATTGGGTCACTGTGGGATAGTAGCTGAATGAGTTCCAGAGTTCCAGATCTTCCAGTTTCTGATCTGGCACTTTGCTCCTGTCAAAACCTTTTTGGAAGAATGCGCTGATTGGTAATCTCCAATACACAGCACCATTGCCCAGCATCACATGGAACATCAGTGCCCTGCCCACCACAGATGCCATACCGAATATCACACAGGGTTCTGATTCTCCGTGATGTGCCTTGAGGTCATAGAGATATTCCCTGCGTATGTTTGCGTAGATGGGTGGTGTGCTCAAATTGATGTAGGCCATTACCAATACCTGATCAGTTCCACAAATTCTATCGCTATGATCATGGCCAGTTCAACCACCAATATGCTGTGGTACACAGTCCACATGATCTGATATCTCTTTGCTTCTTTCTGTTTGCGTGTCATGCGAACCAAACGATAATGGCATATCGCTCTCCATCCAGCACGGGCTCAACCTGGTGCGGGAAGCATAGGTTGCTGGGGAAAACACAGGCATCACCAGCATCCGTGAATGCCGATGGCACGTAGCGTCCCTGCCAAAAACTCAATGTGCCACCCATGAAGTCGCTGTTGAGCAGTATGCTGATGCTCAAGGTCCTGTGTCCACCGGAGTAATGATCTATGTGTTCCTTGAACTTGTGCCCTTTCTGGTAGCGTATCACCTGCACACCGGTGTGCTCGTAGCTCCTGTGTTCAAATGGATAGGTCTCAAAGATGTGTGCCAGTGCCTGTTCTATCTTTTCAAAGTGCGGATATCGCGCTGCGTTCAGCATGGTGAAGTGGCAGGTGCGATGATCCGTGACTTCCTGTTTGTCGTGCTCTGTGGCAACCTTGCTGACTTCCCAGCCATCCCAAGCATTGTCTGCCTCGGGCAGGGTCTTCAGCCAGTTCATTAATGTTTCGCAAGTGTCCTTGCGCAGGAGATTCTTGTACACTATCACATACTTGAATAGCTCCAATTGATCAGCTATTTTCATATGTTATCTCTTGCGTTCTAGTCTTTCCAGTTGCTCGTATAGATTGTACAGGTTCTGCCTGTGTGCTTCACCCACTGGATCACCTGGTGGCAATTTCATTTTCTCGTCAACACGCATGCTTCTTATCTCTTCTCTGATAGCTATGCCATCCTTGGCCGGATTGCTCACGGTGTTGGTAATGGGATTTGGTGGCCTGTTGTTGCTCATCAATTGCTCCAAGAATTGTATGCCTTCCGCTGTGTCTATCAACGGCTTGGTCAGTACCCTCTCTGGCAAAGTGGTAGCGAACTTCCTCACGGATTCCAATCTTGCGTTGGTCTCCTGTCCCCAAGTTTTCTCTAGGCTCTGTCTCTCCGCTGCTAGATCCACTTGTGGCAAGTTGCTGAGTTGTCCCTGTATCCTTTGCATCTGATCGGCATATAGAGCCAATGCTGTCTTGACTTGGTCTTGGCTGAATCCCGCTTTCTTGAATGCTGTGGTCACTTCCGCGTCCAGTTCCGCTGGCATGTCTTCCAATCCAAATTCTTTCACCACGCTCCAGTCGTACTTGTCTGGCACCTTGGTGCTGATCTTTTTCTCCAGTTCCGTGTAGCTCTTGGCCAGGTCCTCTGGTGATTTAAATTTTTCTGGCAACCAACCTGGTCTATCCTGTTGTGTTTGCCCTGCCGCTATCTCGGCTGGTGTGGGCACCGTGTCCGGCACCACCTGTGGTGCTGTGTTGGTATCCATTAGATGTTCTGCTGGTGCTGGTGCTGCCGCTGGCTGTTGTGCCGGGGCCGCTGTGTTTGTTTGTGCTTCCATATTAGATTATGTGATCCTTATCGTTGGAAACAGATTTTTCGCTGCACATGTTCTTGATCCTGCGTATCAACTGCTGCTGTGCAATTATGTACACTGCTGCATAGGGATTTGGGCTGTCGCTGGTCACGCGGGTCTGATTGATGATCCTGTCTAGATCACTCAATACTGCCTGTCCTGCTGGAGATTCAAATACCTGTCGGTAGAATTGCTGAAGCTGAGTCATGCTACGATTCATTTTCTGTTCTGTTTGTTTGTTTTACGTTCGCAGATATTTATCTATCTGGTCTAGGGAGCGGTGGGAGATTGGGTGTTCTGTGCCTGCATCTGCTGTGCCAACATCAATAATTGCTGTTGCTGTGCCTGTGCGTTCTGTTGCTCTATGGCTTCTTGCACTTCCATTTCCGACTTGATCACTTCTGGGCTCATGTCTCCATCACGCAATATCTTGCGTGCCAGTTTCTGCATGTCCACGTTCAATAACGCATTTGGTCCCAGCGCTGATACCTGTTGCAATATCTGTAGGTCTCTGGTAATCTCTGTGAGTGCTATGCCTCTCTTCACTGCGGAATTTACCACAAGTTCCAATGCTTCGCTGCCTATCTGGAATGGCTGTATCTCACCGCGCATCTGTAATCTGGTAATAAGATTTCCTATCAATGGTCTCAAAAATTCCTGTTCCAATCGCAATCCATATGGACCCAATCGTCTGTAAAATTCCGCTTGCCTGATCTGCACTTCAGCGGCAGTTTGGTAAGTGGGTTTGTCTGCTGGCAATATAACATCATTGAACAGCATTCTTTGAATTTGTCTTCTGTGGTTGTCTATGGTTGCTTCTGTAATGTTCACATTGCCCGCGAAAGGTATGGCCTGCAATGGTTGATCCACGGTCACCACGTCACCTGGACGCAGTTTCATGTTACCAAAGTTAACTGCGGTGTCTGAACTGACCTGCCAAGCACCCAGCGATAGATACGCTGCTGCCTGCATGAACAACATCTGTGCTTCGTTGATCACTCTGATGTGTGGCAATGCCATCCTGACTGGGCTGCTGCCCCAACTGTCACCAATGGTCTTGTCAAATCTGAACACCGTGAACATCTGCACTGGCATCATGGATTTTTCCATTATCTCTCCGTCTTCTGCCAACTGCACCACGTATGTGAATTCTTTGTCATTGGGCATGCGGAAACAGCTCTCCAATACCTTGTGCGTCTTGAATGGATCTTTGCTGCAGGCTTCTCGCATGCTGTCTGATAATTTGCTCTTGTATTTTTCTAACAGATGGCTGCCGGTTAGTGCATGATCTCTGAACACCGTGTCCACTTCACCCTTGTGGTTGTCCAGGAAGTATAATTGATTGCTGGGTATAGCTATGAAATTGATGCCTTTGTTGTCCTCGTAAGTGCCCAGGCAACCCACACCCGCTATCACTGCATCTGTCAATGCCTCGGAACTGGCAAGGTAAAAATTGCTGTCTCTCAATGTCTTGAACACTGTCCTGTTGGCCATGTCCAGTTGCATCTTGATGTCCATTGCTACACGCTCTTTGAGATCTTCCCTCACAGACAAAGTGGCCCACTGCTGGTTCTGTGGTATCAATAGATTCAATATGGTTGAAACTAGATTCTGCACACCGTCTGGTGCTGTGCTGTCAAATATCTTTTTGCGATCTGTTACGTCCGCTCCGGTCCTGTAGATATCTCTGTTGGGCTTGGTGTAGAGGTATGCCTCTGACATCTCGCTCTCGTGAACTTGACGTTCCGTCTTCGCTAATCGATATGCCCTGGAGATGAATTCTTTCATGGACTAGTCCTGTCCGTATAGAGTTTGCAGTCCCACACCTGTGTCAGTGTCCTCGGTCGCAAGCAATCCACCTTCTCTCCTGGTGATCAGAGAACTTCCTGCTCTCCTTCTCGCTTCCATACGTTGTCTTTCTAGAGAAGCTTTCCTTCTCTCTGCCTCGGCCTTTTCTGTGGCCTCTGACGTGGCTTGGTCTTGCAATTTTTTTTGCAGTGCGTATTGCTCTTCCATGCTAGGGGGAGCTGGTGGCTTGGGAAATAGGCCTCCCATGTTAGTATCCTCCACCCATCAATCTTAAGATGTTTTGAGCGATCTGCTGTTCTGGTTGTAATAAATTTTTTTGTTCGATAGAGCCTGGTTGCGGTTGAGCACCCAATGCTGTGCCTGTCTGTATCAGAACACCTCTTCCCCTTTGGCCGGCCTGTAATGGTCTTCCGCTGGATCTGATTTGTTGAGTTACTGGAACCGGTACCGGTGTTGGCACTGGAACAGGAACTGGTGTTGGTGATGGTGATGGAGAGCCTCCCATAATTTTTGTGTCCTTTCGCGCGTGTGTTATTATTATAAATAACTCTAGTTGTTCAAAACTATTTATCTGGTTTAGTTGATTCTGAACCGAGATCCGGTGTTCTGTAAGGGGTTGAATATCTTGGCCACCTTGCTCACATCTACCGACAGGTTTGGCAGGTTGCTAATTGCCTCTGCCGCGGCATCAATGCAGTCGTCGTGTTTCATGCGTGGAAACGCTTGCAATTCATCCATGAACTTAGATTTGTCCCTCACACGCTCATGAACAAATAATCTGCCCACCTTGATCAGCGGTTCCATGATCTGTGCTATGAACACCATCTTGTTCTTGTTACGGAATTTTGGCACCACCTGAACCATGATCTTCATCTCTCGTGCCACCCTCCTCAACTCATTAGCCAGCGTGCTGGAAAAGTTCTCCTCCACGTACACATGTGATATCTTGTGTTCCTTGCAGGTGTTGATGATCTCCCTGCACTGCCCTGAAAAGTCCTTGGTCTCCTTGTCCACCGCTGACAGCGTGACCATGTCATGTATGTAGGTGTTGCCATCTGGATCCCTGGCTGCCACTGCCAGCACTGAAGCATCTCGTCCCTGCAGTCCGGTCGCAGCGTCCCATGCCGCACACAAGCGAGTGATCTGATTCCTGCCAATCTTGCAACTTGTGATGTAGGTTCCGAATGGTTGTGCGATGTTCTGCCACACCAACTCCTCGTTGTAGTATTTGATGTTCTCCAGTTGCACCAACGGTTGGAAAATGTTCTGTGGCACCAGCATGTACTGCGACATGTAGTCACCCTCTGTGGTCTCCGCACGCTGCCTCTCGAGCCATTGGTAAGTGAACATGCCCTCTGGATGATCGGGCCATGCCAGGTAATCCTCATCCACCATGGTGCCATCTTCCTGCTTGATGGGCCTGGTCCTTATGGCCGGTATCTTTTTCAATTCATAACCAACGGAGGCCAAGTGATCGTAGATGCTCTCCTCGTGGTGCGGTGTGCCCACCATTAAAATATTGTTGGCAAGTTTACCAAACTCAGTAACACGTTCCTTTGTCTTGGCACGCATGTCAGCGCTCAACACGTTGTCGGATGTCTCTATGTCGTCCGCGATCACCATGTTGGCATGCAATCCTGTGAATGACGCACCCAATGAACTCACCGTGACTGATGGGTTCAATTGCATGATGGGCCGCTCCACTGTGAATGTTTCTGACTTCCATGTGTATAATTCTGATTTGAGATGCTGCAGCATGGGATGGCTCTCTATGGTGTTACGTATGAACATGCTGTTCCGCAGCGCAAGGTTTCGTTTGGCCGATATCAACAGGCAGGTCCAGTTGGGATCTGTCAGCAGCTTCCAACACACATAGGCACCAATGATGAAGGATTTGCCCCCGTGACGGAAACACTGCAGGATCCTCCTTTGGTTGGTTTCTGTGCTCTGCAACCAATCAGCGATCTCGATATGGACG